CTTTATTCTTTTGAACACGATGAACGGCAGGTATAAAGTTTAGATTATTGCGATGAAAGAGTTCTCGTGTTTTTACCCAATAATCAAATGTTTTTTTTTCAACATGAATATTACCTTCAAGATAGGCATAATGTGTATAGTCTGATTCTAAGAATTCCGACATATACTTTTTATGTTCCCATGTATGATGGTATGGATCATTTAGTTCTGTAACATGAATAGTTAGATTAGTATCAAAATTGACATTGCTGTTAATAATGAGTTTGATGTTTGGTATATCAGATAATGTCTTTATTACTTCTTTAAACTGCTCTAACCGTTCTTCTACATAATAAAAACAAACATTCACCCAAAGTTTCATTCTTTTCCTTTGAGAAGTTTATTAAGTTCAGCAGTAGAACCTACAAAGATGGCCTTATCAATACTGGTGCCAGCATTTTTTTTCTTTTCTTCATCCATATCACGCATCTGTTTTTGTATATTCAGAAGTTCTTTATTGGCATCTACCATGTTTTTTAGTAGAGTACCATAGACTTCAAATGCTCGTGGATGTTGGCCTGCTTTGGCAATGTTCAGTATTTCTTCCATAGCATCTTGGCCTTGGTCAATGATACCTTGTAAGTTTTCTTTTGATTGTTGATAGGCGTCTGTGAGGTCCTGTTTTAAATCAGGATCATTATACTTGACCGATACCACAGGAAAGATTTCTTTCTTTTCTTCTGGTATTGGTGCAATGTCAAACACATCTGCTAAAATTTTATTCAAGTCATTCATATTATTTGTTTAACCTATTGTAAATTATGTGTTCAAATCTTCTGTTCCTGAGCCTTCATTTAAATCCTCGGAACCACTTTGTAACATTAAATCGCCTTGGAGTGAAGGTAAAGGAATATAAGTAAACGCATTAGCTTGCTGAACATTACTGGCCATCATGGCCATAATACCACTCATTACGAAACTCCTGTACCGTTAATAAACCAGGTGTTTGCCGCAACTTGAATTAATGTAGCCATACCATATGTAGTAACATTTCGTGAAGCGCTTGTTGTATTGCCAGCAAGATACATTGTTACACCTGTATTTGGTGATACAGTTACATTGGCACCAGCTGATGTTGCAGAGATAATCATAATGGTTGAACCATTTGAAAATGCCACATTTGATGTTGTTGGAATATGCAATATCGTATTAGATGCTTGAGTGTAATAAATGTGTTTACCAGCATCAGTTAATTGTAATGTGTAATTTGTTGACTGTATATTTTGTGGAATTGTTTGTGCAGCTGCATTGGCTGAATTTCTAGCAACTTGGTCAATTGCAGTACCAGTAAATGCGGTGTTTTGAACAGATGAATCTGGGAATACTATAGCACCATTGGCTTCAAAGGACCAAGTTTTACGGCCCGACAGAGCTGTTGCAATTATTTGTACATTACTAGTACCAGAAGAAATTTCAACAGTTTTGTTTGGCGAATAAAATACAGCTTCGCTTATTGAAAGACTATCAAAATTTATTCGGCCTCCTGTAGGCATAGTTAATGTGCCAGTCGAACCAAGACTAACGGTGTTAGCACCATTGACTAAGCTACTAACGGTACGATTGTTGGAGGAATCAAAAGCTGATTGGGCTAAATTGGTTGCATTGGTAATATTAGTGTTTTGGGTTGTATTAACACCTTGAATAATTATAATATTATTTGAAGCTGTATTGGCAGTTGTTCGAGCATATGGATCTATTTGAGTATCTGATACAATTGTATTGGCATAATCATAAGCTGCTTGTGCCAAATTGATTGCAGAGTTTGCTTGGTTAGGTATCTCGATAACAATATTACCAACCATACCACCATGAATTTCACATTGATAAACATAGGTATTTCCAGCCAATGCAGCTGGAACTTTCCAATAGAGTGTGCCAGATACTTGTGCTTGAGCACTTGATTCAGTAGAAACAACTCCAGTTGTTGATACATGTGTAAGACCAATATTATAAAGTGTACCGCCGGCCGATTCTCTTATCAAAAATGGATGACCTGTTACATTTAAATTAAAAGCAAGAGTTTCACCTGCTCGAATAAAAATATTAGGGTTATTACCTGTGTATTGGTCAAACAAATAAGAGCTTGCGCCAGAATTCGTTGTGTTTAATCGAGTAACAGAAGGTAAATAAACTGAATTTGCTTGATTAAATGCCGCCTGTGCTAAATTGGTAGCAGTAGTAATGTTGGTGTTTTGTGTAGTATCAACACCTTGAATAATACTAATAGAAGTATTTTGGTTTGCATTAATTGTTTCAATACTATTAATTCTGGTGTTTTGAGTGTCATTAACACCAGTCATAATACTAATATTATTTGATGCAGTATTGGAAGAATCAAACGCTGACTGCGCCAGATTTGTTGCATTGGTAATATTGGTATTCTGTGTCGTATTAACACCTTGAATAATCGTAATATTATTTGAATTTGTATTGGCTGTATTACGAGCAAACTGGTCAATTTGGGTATCAGAAACAATTGTATTGGCATAGTTATAAGCTGCATTAGCTTTATTATAAGCATTTTGAGCCAAATTATTTACAGTAATAACACCGGCTACAGCAGTATTGGCAGTTGTGCGAGCAAACTGGTCAATATTATTATCGGTCGCAGAATTTAATAATGCATATCCACCAGGAGTTGTACCATCATGAACTGTCAAAGTTTTGTTTGTATTATTAATAATCAATTCACCATTAGCGCCAGTTGTATTTGCTAATGTGGCTGATCCTAGTCGTCTAAATTGTATTGTGCGAGACATTTTAAGTTACCTTTATTGTAAATCTATTGGATTTTCTTGTTCTATATGTAGGTCATCACGTCCAACTTGTTCCGTAACATCACCAACAAAATCTGGCGGTAAAACTAATCCTTCTTCAATATACGGTGCTTCTGATATTTGTGTTGTTACAACATACGGTGTATTCACATTTGCATCCGTTGGCATTGGTGTGGTATCTATTTGCACCAACTTCTGTGCTATAGGTGAGAATGATGTAAACACATAGTTTGCACTGCCACTCGTGGACTGTATTGGTAAGTTCGACACAAAATTACCATTGATGTTTTTTAATTGTAAAATATTATTATTAAATGAAACCACTTTACCTGTGGCTATTGCCAGTGGTGCAGAGTAACCTTGATAAACTGTTTCACCAATCTGATATGTTCCAACTCCAGAACTAGGATTCATCGTAAACTGCACAATATCTTCTTCTGTAATTTGATTATAGATTGAAGTGATTGAGTGTGTAATTGGTCCACCAGTATCGGTGATTTTACCAAAGATGTGTCCTTTAACGGTGAAATTGAGTGTCCAAATAATAACTCTGGTATCTCTTTCGTAGTCACCTTCATAGTCAATATCTTGTGAAGTTGAATTGAGTACGATAGGAACATCTTTAACAATACCCATCTCAGGTATCATATTCAACTTCATTGTATAATCTGGAGTAAAGTAAGATAATACATGTTCAATGATTTGTGTACCATCTTCAATATTTCTGACATACAGATATAAATTAAAATCAAAATTATACGGAACAGGATTATATTGTGACACCAAACCAGCACTAGTTTGTGCAAAGTTTTTAATATTGGTGTTTAATTTTCTAGTAGTATCGTAATTAAATCCTGTTAATTCAAACGACATTCTTGGCAATGTAATTTGCGTTTTTTTATTTAAATTTGGATCGGTTTCTAAACGAGTAACATAAGTTTCTTTTGGAGCATATACAATTGGCACAATCATTCGTTGCGCTTCAGAGAAATCTGGATTATATCGCACTAAGGTAATGTCGTTGAACAAATTACCAAAACCTATTACATACTTTCTTAAAGCACGGTTATAAAAAGTATTGGCCATTATATTTGTCCAAATGGATTTGTTTCAGAGAAATTAACAATTGAATTGGCACTTTGTTCAATAATATAATTATCATAAGTATCATCTTGTACATTGTCACTTAATGGATCATATGAAGATAATGTATATTGTGCATTGCTTGTGGCACCAATCAATCTTTGTGGTGAACCATCTATAAACTCACCAGCAATATTGGATACTATCAATGTATTTGATGTTTGTGTGTTGGCTGATTTAATCCAAGTTTGAACAATTGCAACGGCCGAAGCATTTGCTTGATTGGTTGCGGATTGATAAACAATTTCACCATATTGGTAGTTGCCTGAACCTGCACCAAGATTGAGTTCAATAGAGTATGTTGCTTGTTTGGCCGCATTATCAATATCAGCCACACCTGTTGCCAACAACTCACTAGAGAACTTAAACTTCTCTAGATGCAATTCATAAAAGTATTCTATTTTACGGCCTAAGGTATTAAAATCTTTATCTTGGTCAGTAAAGGTAATCTCATACAACTCACCAACACC